GACTTACGACCTCTTCTTCTTCTTTCGATAGCGTCTTGTTCTTTTTTAATTTTTGCTTTTTCTTCGTCACTCAATTCTGGCTCTGGTGGTTCTGGCGGTGGCTGCACAGGTGGTAGAGCTGGCATTTTTGGTTTAAATATTGATCCCATAATTATATAATCCTATAACTATTATCTGCTACACTTTGTGGCGCAGATTGTCTAGTATTTAATTCTTGTAAGCCAACAGACAGATACCTCATACTATCACAAGCATGACTCGACCAATCGTGATTAGGCTTTGATCGAAACATTCTGTTTTTGTCAACATACTTCCTATGGTAATGTCTTAACGCATCTATGAGTTTTTTGCAATGGTCTACATCAATATAGCATCTTGGCAAAGTCATTGTGGTGGCGTGAATACCATCTTCTAATGGAATCTTCGGCACGACTTTAAAGCGCACACCTAATTGGTAGGCTACCTCACGTCTTGTTTTGCCATTACTGAAATCCGTAACTTCGATGTCATGCGGAGCAAAGTGATCTTTGTAGATATATTCTTTACCATTTATAACTTCTATATAGTGCGGTAAACCTTGACCTCGTTCCTCATAATAATCAATAATGTTTATTGATGAACCCAATTGTTGAAAAAATATTATTGCGGTGTGGTCTGAAACTCCAAGATCCCATGCAGTGGATACAGGCAAAGAAGGATCATAAGGTACTCTGATTATCTGTTTCTTATCTTCCATTTTTGCTAAGACATCTCCATAGATTGCGCCTTCTATGTTTGCAATCCAATCACACTCAAATTCTTGCATATACTTCTTTTCACCCATAACTTCTTTTGCTTTATCTAACTCATCCTGGTCGACTATCTTTGTCTGACTAGCTTTAGCTTTGTAGTTAAACCAATCTTCCGCACCTTGTGCGTGTTGATATAGATCATAAAAGTTGTTGTTCATTCCAGCAGGAGTTCCTATAAAGACGCAGTATCCTTTTCTGTCTGATAGAGCTGGTCTAATTATTTCTGGAAATAGTTTTTCTGAAACATTTGCGTACTCATCGATGACACATCCATCCAGGTATATACCTCTAAGACCATCTGAGTTTTCTGAACCTAATAATGTTATTCTGCTGCCATTTGGCAAATCTACTCTTAACTCTGTTTCGTTAAATTTTGTGTAAGGAATCTTGGCAGTAAACTGCTTTACATAATCCCAGGCTATCGCTTTTGCCTGTTTAAAGGTTGGAGCAATGTAGGCAAATCTAGGATTCTTCGCTTTAGTTAATAATGCAGAACGTATTAGGTGGTTGATCATACATACTGTCTTGCCAAACCTTCGGTGGCAGACCAGCACACTCCATCTGTATCTTGAGATTTGCTGGTGTAGATAGGCTTGATGTTTTCTTGGGGTATAAGGGATTTTTATTTCCATTATAATTCTTTACCCCATCTTATTCTAGGTATTGATTGTACTTCTTGCCAAATTCTATTTGATCTTGTAGTCCAACCTGTATTTTTTTTAAATGTTTGAACTTCTGTTTCTTTATTAAAATTTACAGCTTTTAATGATGATCCGCTTTCTGTTGTAAGTGTGTAGGTTATTATTTTTTTACCACCCATGCTTTGCCAAATCTTTATTGCTTTAGCATATAAAAAACTACAAGTTCCTTTTGGAGCATTATCTAAAACACAATTTCTATTTATTTCTAAAGTAAATTTATTATCTAGTTTTCTAGCAACTGGTCTACCAATTATAGCTACTCCTACTAATTTACCTTTGTATTCTGCTCCTATACTAAATTTATGACCTGCACATTTTTTGTTATGCCTATGATGTTTTGTAATAAATTCGTTTGCTTCTTTTAATGATAAAGGAATTACTTTTAGTTCTTTTGCCATATTTAGTGTAACATTTTAGATCTTTCTATACTGGATATTGGATGATATTCTATTCCTAATGTAGCCATTACATATTCGCTAAATAATTGTGCAGATTGTTTATTGGGGATACCAAAGAATTTAATTACGACATTATTGGTTTTTTCATCAATATAGCAAACACAATCAAAATCTTCCGCATAATAAACACTCATATACTACATCTAGTTTATCTGGGTACAAAAGCAAGATGTCTGTGTGTGTGTTGATAAATCCCATGTATATATATATAATAATTGACGCGCAAAATTTGGGGTGTACCCCCTCGCGCAATCGCTAAATTTACACAAAAAAAGACAAAAATAATTATTACTATTGATAACCTTTTATTTATCATTAATAAAAATCTCTTTATATTTTAAAATTTAATAGCCGTTGTTTATATCGCGCAAAAAAAAAATTTGTCTCTTTATAATAGAATAGCAACAATCAAACCTTCTCTAATTCAATCTTTTTTTTTTAATCTGTTGAGCTGCATTTACTTTAGAATTATTCTAAACAATATATGCGACAACTTGTCAACTATAAAACAATAAAAATATAAGTAGTCTTTTTTAAAAAATGAAAGGAAATAAAAACATGAATAATAATAAAAACCACTGGATATATTCTTTTGATGATGACAAAAATATATCTTTTGCAATAGCAAGCGTTTTAAATCAATATTATGAACTTAACTATAGTTTTGTAAAAAATATTGAAGCTATTAAGGCAGTTCATAATTTAAATACAACTCAAGCTAAAAAAGTAGTTAAAAAAGCTAAAGACTACATTAATCAAAAAAGGGGGAAATAATGAAAAATTTTATTTTAGCGTCAATATTCATATTATTTAGTTCAATTTCAATTAGTTTAATATTGCTTTATTGCCTTCATTTATGGTCTATTTAGTGCGACAATTTGTCAATATAAAGCTATTAAAAAATAACTATTATTTTAAAAGAAAGGAAATAAAAAAAAATGATACATATATCTAAAATGACTGGAAAGCTAGAAGGTTTCCAGGCTATCTCAACAAATACAGTTACAAACGGCTATTGTAATAAACAATATCAAAAGCAAGATCCGAATAACATATGCTCTTTTTGTTATTCAAACGAAATGTTGCGTACTTATCGTAAAAGCGTTGCAACGGCTCTTCAACGTAATAGTGACTTGTTAACATCAAAAGTATTACATGAAGACGCTTTGCCAGTGATCAACAGTGCTTTTTTTAGGTTCAATGCTCATGGTGAATTAGATCTAGATAAAACCAAAGCAACAATTAACCTTCAAAATTACGTCAATATTGCGATTAAAAATCCTCATTGTACGTTTTCTTTATGGTCTAAAAGGTTCGATATAATTAAACCTTTTTTTGATAAACATGATAAACCAAAAAATTTAATATTGATTTACTCAACACCATTGACAAATCATATATTAAACAAAGTGCCTAAATACTTTGATAAAACCTTCAACACTGTAAAAGGTGATCTACATAAAGATCAACAGAATTGCACTGGTCAAAAGTGTAAGGATTGTCTGTTGTGCTACAAAAAAGACACTACAAACATCATAGTTGAGAAGGTAAAAACATACGGAAAAAAGAAACTAGAAGCAAAAATGAAAGGGGTAAATAATGACAATACAAGTACACTATAAGACAAAAAAAGATCTTAAAAATAGTATAGGCTCGGAACTAGATTACACCGAAACAAATATTTTTAAGGATGAGTATACAGAAAATGGAATTGTAATTGGTTGCGATGTTCAACGTAAATGGTTCGCAAAAATTACGATAAAAAACAATCTAATAGAAAGGGTTCAGTAATGACACTAAATGAAATAATAAAAATACAGAGCGTGATTGATAACAGAGCAATTGCAAAAGATACTTTGGAAACTTTGAATAATAAATTTTATTATTCAAAATCCAGGGGTGTTAATATTGCCATTGGTGATATGCATATCGACCATTTTTTGAGAGCATTTAAAATAGATGATCATCAAAAAAAATCTGTACAGGATGAAACACAAGAAATAATTCAACAACAAAAAAAGACACTTAAAAAAATAAAGAGGTTATTAAATGACAATCTATAAAAAATGGAAAGATAAGTATTTAAATTTAATTCAAAAAATAAGTAATCGAAGGGGTTGGAATGCTTCGGATTGTAATCCC